TCGAAAGAGTGCGACCTTGCCAGCGAAGCAAAGGGTCTGCTGATCGAAGCGTTCGAGCTGCTCGGCGGTAACGTCGACGATCTGGGCTGATCCTTTTTTGTTAACCTAGGGGCTGGATCGTCCGGCCCCTACAATGGAGAATCTAAGATGCCAAAGAAACTTTTCGAATTCCATATTGCCACGGGTTCGCACGCTGCGCGCGAAATCCGGATTGCCACACTTGAGCGGTGCATGGATATGCTGACCGAGGGCCAGATGGCCGCGATGGATTGCGGGGATCGTCCGGATCGTCGGCTGACTGCCATCTTTTTCCTCGAGTCCGTCCGTAGGGGGATGACTACCCGCTTCTGGCGCGAGTGCGAAAAGCGGGACAACGAAGTCGAGAATTCGGCTGACTGACTCATTACATTGTTAGCCAAGCCCATCTACCCGGTGGGCTTTTTTTCGCCCAGAAATCCCCTTCGGGCATCGTCATTCAAGACAAAACAGAACACCGGAGCGGCCACCAAGATGGTAGGCGATAAACCTAGTACGGGAGAATCGGTGTCTCTCAACCCTCTTTTATGTCTGACTGTTCAATCATCTTTTATGTATGACTGTTTAATGGTTTACCCTAATCTTTTACCAGTTCCTTACCAGTTCTCTACCAGTTCTTATGCTTACCCTTGCGCTACCAGTTCTCTGTGCGGCGGCTGCTCCAACCGTTGGGATGCTCCGTTACGTTTGCGTGGCGTGCTGCTCAAGCCAGCGTAGGGCTAACAATGTTACGCGCCGCCAGTTCTCTGCGCGGCGGCTGCGGCTAGCAACGTAGCGCATTGTGCATCGTTACGTTTTCGGCGGGGGCAACATATACATGTAGCAGCGCAGCAGCACTAACATTGTTAGTTCGGGCCCAAACGTGCGCGTTACGCTTTTGTGGTCAAAAGTTACGGAAATAGTGTCTTTGTTACGCCACACATTGCGCTAAGTCCTTGTCAGCATTGATAAGTTACAAAGTTACGGATTTCAGAAAAATGTATGAAAGTCCACCAGCCGGAAAAAAGCATAACGGACGGCAAGCGCAATTCATACCACCGTTCCGACCCAGCGGCGGGATATATATATATTCTTTAAAAAACATAACATTGTAACTTTACCGTTTTTTCACTTCTAAGTCGTTGATTTATATGGCGATGTCTCGTTACGTTTTCCGTTACGTTCGCCTTTTTCCCCCGTAACTTTGCCCCAAAAGCATAACGCGCCAAACGTAACGCAGCCCACACCCCCATTCTGCCCCCGAAAACCGCCAAACCCCGAAATTCAACCTATCTGTAGTAAGTTACGTTTTTTTGAGTTGTTGAGAACCGTTCTCACCGAATTCCAGAAACGTAACAATGTTAGTGCCAACCCGAACCACCCCCAAAACACGCCCGATTCACGCGCCCAACCCACCAACGATTTGCACCCTAATTTACTTGACATTAGACCTTATTTGTGGTATACTATATGTGTAGTGGGAATTTAGTTGTTAGTTAGGTTTGGAATCCGCCCGACCTAACTTTGTTAGAAGTGTCTCAACCATTAGGAGTAACGAAATGAACAAGACTCGCCGCCCTGCAATGCGTAACCCAGTCACCCACCCGATCATCGGGGAAGCACCGCCACCCTTCAGCATGATCCTCAGAACCAGCAACCCCATCGTGCGTAGCCTGTGGGCTATCTGCCGTTCACTGCCCTACTCAGTCTCCTCACGCTTGCCCCTGTACATCTACCACGTGCGCGTGGGCAACGACTGCTCTAACTTTGTTAGGGTCAGCTTCACCTTTACTGTCTGAGGAGACACACCATGATTGACCGACGCAATCACGCCAAGCGCAAACTGACCAAGCACGAACTCGAACGAGAGTTCCTTTCTTGGTATCACAGTATCTACAAGCCCAATGGTGGCGACCCTGACATTGCACCAGAGGAATGGGTTGCGTATTGCGACACGCTCCCGTTCGGATACCTGACGGGCAAGAGAGGCGAGTACATGGAGGCTACGAAATGAACAACCGAGTGAACAACCGCAACCTTGATTGGTCCGAGTGCCCCTTGTGCGGGGACGATGTGAGTTCCGAGCGCCTAAGCCTCGGTTACGTCTTGTGTATGTGCTGCGGGGAGGATGCAGCACGTAAGGTCAAGCACACCATCGTGCCGATGAACAAGTCGAACTACGTGTACGTTAGTCCCGGCAACCTAACAATGTTAGCCCAGTTGAATCCCAAGAACACCGTGCCCCTTGACTGGAAGCAGCGTGGGCGTGACCTTGAGAACTTCGACATGAACGAGAGGTGCTAAATGAGTGATCGTGTTTTGTGTGCGGTGTATTGGATCGCTGCCGTGGTGGTGGTGGTGTTCGACCTTTTTTACTGGAGAACGTGATGCCTAAACTGACCTACTGGATAGCAACGCAGGAGTCTGACTCCCCCTGCTACAACATTGTTAGCAAGACCAAGAAGGAGTGCCTAGCCAAGATGGAGGAGTACACAGAGTTCGAGTGGGAAGGCCCGTTCAAATCAACCATCGTCTATGCGGATGCCTTTGACCTGTTCGCATGGGTCACTAGCGAAGGCGGTGGTCGCCGTCAATACAAGGAGTAACGAGATGATTTTCGTACCGAAAGACGAACTGATGTTCCCAACGCAATGGAGGCCCAAGTCAATCAAGCACAGGGATGCCGCACTCAAACTGCTCGAAATAAAGAGCCAACTCGAACACATGGAGAAGTTCGTGCTTGAGTACATGCGCCACCTCGAAGCAACGGACGAAGACGCTAAGGTGGTGCGTACTGCATACGCTAATGTGTACAAGCAATTCAAGGAAGCCGAGCACCTCGTGCGCAATTACGAAGGAGAAACGAAATGAAGCAACGACATACATCGTGGGTAGCCGTGGGGTTCAACAAGGGAGTGGAAGAGCCCACGTGGTTCTATGCGTTCCGCACTAGTGAGAAGGCCATTGAGTTCACCAAGCGGGCAGCGGCACATATCAACCCCGAACTCTCTTCCGTTAAGTGGCTTGTGTACCCATGCGAGTACATGGAGGTGGAGGAGACTCTCACCAGCATGGAAGATAGTGTGCGCGATTGGGATGAAGACAACCAAGAGATCGACCTCGATGGCGGCTTGAGTGCTGTCAATGAGCAAGAGGGGGCCTAACAATGTTAGTTTTCTTCAACAAAAAACTGATCGTCATCGAGACGAACCTAGAGTGGGCACTGCCCTACTGGAAACGCCGCAAGGCAGCAGATAAGCGTATTACTTTCATCATCAACTAAGGAGAAACGAAATGTGGGGAAATTGTTCAACCATGCGATACCTTCCGCGAGTGCATGAGTACAAACGTGCCTTGCGCTTGCTCAACACCACCAAGCCTATCGGGGGCAGCGGGTGTAATGCGGGGATGATCCCTCTGGGTGCGCGTAACAATGTTAGTACGTACTCCGTTCGTGCGGGTAAGACGGATGCAACAGACGTAGAGTTTTTGCTCTACACCACGCCAGTAATCACGTTCAAGCAGGACGGGCGCATCATCGTCAAGTTGGAGAGGTGGGGCACAAACACCACCCGTGAGTTCATCGGCACAATCCTGTGCGTCACTTGCTACGCCAAGGGGGGGAAAACCGTGCTTGAGATCAACACGCCCACCCCCGAGAAGAACCCCAAGTCCATCATCCCGCCGACTGGGTTGGTGCTGCGCTGTGCCCCACAAGAACCCGGCTCAAAGACCCCGCCAGTTCTCCTCGCCTTCGACGCAGACACCAAGCCAGTCATCTACGGCTACGCCATCAACCGCTCGCAGAATAACAATGTTAGGCGGCGGTATTCTGAGTTCATCAAGTACTTCAAGGCATCGATATCCCTACGCAAGGAGCAAGTGGAAGTGCGTGGGTACTACGCCTCCCAGCCAAGTTACTTTGAGGCCATCGAGTACACCATCGGTGAGGCTATTGATGTGATTGGGACTATTCAGGACTCGGGACTCATCAGGCTGGACAACAGGTGGAACATGCTGTTCCAGAAACCCATACCTCAAATGCGCCCACAAGGATGGAACACGTACGTGCAGTGGATAGATCAGTACGACACCAAGTGCAGGGAGTTCTTCGACCTCATCAAGAACGATCAGCCCGAGGACACTAAACACTCGAACTTCTACAAGGCGTTCGTGATTCTTATGACGGTCTACCCACACCAGCACCTCCACAACTCGCATCGAGCCGAGGACCCAGCGGTGGTGAAGAACGTGGACACCGCCACGCTGCGCTCGAACTTCGAGAAGTTGCTGAAGATGTACTTCTCTAAGGCTATCTTGGAAGCCGTAGTGCTCAAGGACGGGATGCCCCCGAACAAGGTCTACACCAACTGGATGTGGATGTACGACACCGAAGCGGTTGCGAAGGCCGATGTGCTTGAGGCTGAGTACAAGAAGACTTCGACACGCATTTAAGTAGGGGGAACACCAACCGAACACCAACGATTCGCACCACAATTTACTTGACATTAGACCCTATTTGTGGTATACTATAGGTTAAGTGGGAATTTAAGTTGTTAGTGGAGGAAGTTGTTGGGGGAATGGTCCCCGCAATAACATTGTTAGTTTGTTAGTAGGCCGTTGGCCGTAATTAGGAGTATTAGAAATGGCTGAGATCAACTTTGGCAAGACCGTCACCCTCAAGCAAGCCGCACGGCTCATCGTTACGAACCCCGAGACTGTGTTCTTCCTGCAAGGCGAGCCGGGGATCGGCAAGTCTTCCTTGCTTGAGAGCATCGCTGCACAGACGGGCTGTGACTATGCGTATATTGACGTACCCAATATGGATTTGGGCGACATTGCGATGCCCGTGATAGATCACGACAACAAGGTTACTAGGTACTATCCGAACGCTAGGTTCGGTATCCATACCGGAAGACCTATGGTCATCATGCTCGACGAGTTCAGCAAGGGCGCTGACCCAGTAAAAAACATGTTGCATCCGATGTTGGAGAAGGCGAACCCTCGCCTTGGCGACATCTCTCTGCCCAAGGGTACGTATAGGTTCTTGACGGGCAACCTGTCGTCCGATGGTGTGGGCGACAACCTCAAAGCGCACTCCCGCAACAGGCTTGTGACTGTCACCGTATCCAAACCCACAGCCGATGAGTGGATCGAGTGGGCCATCAACAAGGGCATCGAGGCCGAGGTCATCGCTTGGGTGAATCAGTACCCGCACGCACTTGCGAGTTACACCGATGCTGCCCAAGGGGACAACCCCTACATCTACCACCCACGCAAAACCCAGAATGGGTTCGTCACCCCCCGCTCGTTGGAGACTGCCTCTAACATTGTTAGGACACGGGACCTGAACGACGCCGACAGCGTTATCGCTGCGTTGACTGGTGCAGTGGGGGAGTCTGCAGCACGGGACATGCAAGCGTACATCGAGTTCTCGGACCAACTCCCAACGTGGGAGGCGACGATCAAGAACCCGAAGACCACGGCTGTGCCTACGTCACCAGCAGCATGTGCCATCGTGTGCTTTGGTGCTATCGCACGTATCGACAAGGCCACCATCGCTCCATTCATGGAGTATCTGGAGCGGTTCGAAATGGAATGGCAGGCTGTGTTTTGTGTTAACATAGCCAAAGCCCCAACTAAGCAAAGCATTGCGTTCAGCAGCAAGGCGTTTGCCGATTGGGTTGCCCTTAACCAAGATGTACTTTAGGAGGTGTTTATGGGTAGGTTCGTTGACCTATGTGGTAAGTGTTTTGGGCGGCTAACTGTTGTATCCCGCGCAGAGACCAACATTTACGGGAAGCCCGCATGGGTATGTGCTTGTATTTGTGGGGCCACATGTGTAGTGGCGGGTAGTAGTTTACGTATGGGGGTAACTGCAAGTTGTGGCTGCGCACAAAAAGAGTTGGCAGCGGGGAACCTACGCAAAGCGGCTACTACACATGGTATGCACGGTACACCTGAGTACTACAGATGGGCGAGCATGAAACTACGTTGCTATGTGAAAACACATTACGCATACCCCCGATACGGGGGGAGAGGGATCACTGTATGCGATAGATGGCGCAATAACTTCGAGCATTTCTTGGTTGATGTAGGCAACCGCCCAACTGACCGTCATAGCCTTGACCGCATAGACAACGACGGTAACTACGAACCTAACAATGTTAGGTGGGCAACAAATCAAGAGCAAGCGAACAACAGGAGTAGCAACGTGAACATTACATATAACGGGGAAACCAGAACACAGGCTGAGTGGGCGCGGCTCGCGGGGATTACCCCCGAAGGTATTGCCTACCGGCACAAGCACGGTAAGGACTTGCTGTGAGAAAGCAGCGATTATGGGCACGGTACAAGATGACAAAGGGTGTGTCGATATATCCACACCCAGTTCAAGTCTGCCGTACTACGGGGGAGGGAGGGTACGACGACTGGTACGAGGTGCTGGTTGAGTTCCCATCTGAGTCAGAGATGCCAATAGCAATGGCAATGGTTGAGTTAGCAAACAAGGAGTAATAACAATGTTAGAAGAACGCAAACTGCAGAAGGCCAAGATCAGCCTGATGCGTAATCCGAAGTTCGCCCTGTGGTCGGGCATCCTGATGGTGGGTAAGACCAGCATCGTAGACAACATCGCAACCGCATCGACCAACGGACGGGATGAGAAGTACGGCAGGGAGTTCGTCAAGGACCTCTCCGATAAGGAGTTGTGCTTCGTAGTACTGCACGAAGCATTGCACAAGGCGCTGCGCCACCTCACCACGTGGAAGAAGTTGCACGACGAGAACCACAGCCTTGCCAACCAAGCCTGTGACTACGTTATCAACCTCATGTTGTTGGAGATCGACCCGAACGGCGACACCATCGTGATGCCCAAGATCAAGGATGGCCCGATGAAGGGTAAGCCGATGGGTCTGATCGACACTCGGTTCAAGGGGATGAACGCCAAGCAGGTGTTCGACATTCTCAAGAAGGAGGAGCAAGAGGGTGGGGGCGGGGACGGGAAACCCGAGGACGGAGATGGGCCTCCCGTTGACGGAAGTGGGCGAGTTCCGGGCAAGCCGAAGGACGGTGCTGGTCTAGACGACCACGACTGGGATGGCGCTGGTGATATGACCCCCGAGGAGCGCAAGCAGTTGGAGCGCGAAGTTGACCAAGCAATCCGTCAAGGCTTGATGGCTGAGAAGAAGGTGGGCAAGGGCGCGGGTGGTATGAGCCGCGAGTTGCAGGACTTGATGGAGCCGAAGATCGACTGGCGCGAAGTCCTCCGCGAGTTCGTGAAGTCCACCTGCTCTGCTAAGGATACGTCCTCATGGCGTAGGGTGAATCGTCGCTTCCTCAGCGGGGATGTGTATATGCCGAGCCTGATCGGTGAGAAGGTGGGCCACTTGGTCATCGCTATTGATACGTCAGGTTCCATTGGCGACAAGGAGTTGAACGAGTTCCTGTCGGAAGTCAAGGGCGTGGCCGAGGAAGTCAACCCGGACAAGGTTGATCTGATCTATTGGGACTCAGAAGTAGCAGCACACGAAGAGTACGAGGGAGATGGGGATGTCGCTAACATTGTTAGTTCAACCCGCCCTAAGGGTGGTGGAGGTACTTCGCCGAGTTGCATCTCTTCCTTCTTGGATAACAAGAAGATTGTCCCCGAGTGCATCATCATCCTCACCGATGGTCACGTGGGTTCGGATTGGGGTCACGGATGGACGGCTCCAGTACTCTGGACCATCGTGGGGGGTAACACTGTCGTTGCGCCTAACGGCAAAACAGTTCACGTTAAAGACTGAAGGAGAAACGAAAATGATAGTGATTTCATTCGGATACGGGGAGTACGTTATGTCCCCCAAGGATGCTCTCGTTGTGATGGAGATACTTCAGAAGTCAGAGAAGTATGAGTCCAAGTACGTGAGTGGGGGTGGGGAGAACACTCATCACGTATACCCCAACACCGAGGCTCTCACCGCTAAGTTGATTAGCGATGACCTCTATCGCATGGCGAAGTTGGCTGGCAAGCCAGAGAAGTAACACCCAAGATGCACGGTAACGGATGGGCTGTTACCGTGCGATAACAATGTTAGATCATCAGGAGAAACGAAATGAAAGTAGTAGTTGTGTTTGAATTTGCTGGCATCGACGATGCCGACTCGCCCGAGGCCGACCTCATCATCGAGGAGATCGGTCAGGACTGCGAGGGTATGCGGTTGGACACGGGCGCGACCCGTGTTTGGATCGAGGAAGTGTTCGACTCCGAGCAACCCGCCTAACATTGTTAGAGAGAAAAGTCAAGGACCCCAAATAGGAGATGATTATGTCTATTAGCGCATCAGCAGTATTAGTGGAATTGAACATCAGTGTGTGGCCCGCAAGCAAGATCGACCGCGAGACTACCGACAGGGTTAACTTCGACGCATCAGCAGTGTCGAACGCAAGCCAGACTAAGAAGAACCTGTTCGCAGGTACGGGCTTGCGTAAGGACATCGAGAAGTTCGCTGCCCGTGTCCGGCTGTACCACAACCTCAACACGCTGCCGTGGGCAGACAAGGGTGAGAGGCTTGCACCTACCAAGGTGTTCATGGAGTACAAGACTGCCATGAACTCGTTCGAGTCTCAGTTCCACGCTATGTGTAATAACTTTTACGCCGAGTACCCGCGTCTGGTTTCGGAAGCACCCACCAATCTGGGCAAGTTGTTCAAGGCCGAGGACTACCCGCCACTTGATGAAGTGCGATGCAAGTTCGGGTTCCGTCGCTCAACGAATCCGTTGTCGGATGCTGGCGACTTCCGCTTGGACATACCAGCGCAGGACTTGATCGAGATTCAGGCAGCGTATGAGGAGAAGTTCAACGAGCGGTTGGCCGAGGCGATGAAGGCTCCGTGGGATCGGCTGCACAAGATGCTCACGGGCATCAGCGAGAAGTTGACCGACGACACCGATGAGGATAGCGACGTACCCAAGAAGCGTTACTACGACTCGCTCATCACCAACCCGCTTGAGTTGTGCGAGTTGTTGACCAAACTCAACGTCACCAACGATCCCAAGTTGGAGGAGGCACGGCGACAGTTGGAAGTAACAATGTTATCTACCGACATTGAAAGGATCAAGGAAGATGCAGACACACGTAGCAACGTGAAGTCCAAGGTCGATGCGATCCTTGGCAAGTTCGAGTGGTAAAAAGGAGAAACGAAATGTCAGAGAGCAATCTAGAGTGTGGGTGGTGCTATGTATATCTACTATGGGTATGCCCGAAGGTCAAGACCGAGAACGGATGGGTGCAGCATGTCTATCTACAGGAGGACGACGCCGAGCGTTCTATGCGGATACTTGAAGAAAGGGATGGAGCCGAGGGACGTACGGAACTCGAATACGAGATCGAGCGTACAGAGATGTACTTCCCATATCCAAGTGGTAATCAGCAACATCAGGAGAAATGAAATGGTACTTGACATCAATAACACCAACGTGCGCTTTACACCAAAACTCGCAGAGAAGAACACTCAACGAGAGGCTAACGGGGAGAAGCCATTCGAGGTTTCTTTTATGCTGAGTACTGTCATAACTAAGTTAGCCACAGACAAACCTCTGTGGGACTTCATTGCTTTCAAAGCAAACAGTACTCAGGTGATCGAGTTCTCGGTGCAGAAGGACGGGGAGAAACTTGGAGAGATTGGCTATGACTGGCACGGTAGGAATTACTGTGTCTTCGTCAAGAACAAGCGCATCTCGGATAAGTTGTTGCGTAGCGACAGGTACAAGACCACCGACACCGATAAGGCTGTGCTCAAGGTGAAGAAGATGTTCGGGTCTATGAGTACCAACGAACGTGTAGCCGTAGCAGCCGCCAAAGCCGCCGAGGTTACCAACACCGCCAGCAACCACAAGTGGGCACAGATACGTGAGGTCGAAGCCAAGATCGAACGTGTCTCTAATCAGTACGTCAAGGAGGAGGGGTTCGATGTGTTCGTTACTTGGCTGAAGTCTCAGGACACACAGAAGACTAGGGACACTTTGGAAGGGATAGATAACAAAGTTAGGCTTGGCGTCGAGATGCTGACCATCCAGAAAGTCCGAGATCATTTCAACGAAGGCAAGGCCGTGCTGGTCATCAAAGACGGTGGGAAATATATTGTCAAAGTAGGTGACAAAGTGGATTTGTACGATGACAATACGCTCCCCCAAGAGATGCGCGGCAAGTTGGGTATGCTCAAGTTGGTGGAGGCCGAGCAGTTCGTGACCGACACCGGATGCCGCATCAACGACGAGACTTTTATTCTCATTCTTGAGGAGGTGAAAGATGAAGGTTGAACTATTGAAAACATCGCGCCGACTGTGGCAGAAGATGGACTACATCCCCGATGACCTGACCCGCAGGAATCAGTTGAAATGGGCACAGGCTGTGCAGCGGCTAGGAGACAAATGGCTGCTAGCGCAGGGTGTGCAGAGAAAGGAATGAGTGAAGACTACTCAAGGTTTTTCATGCCCCCAATGCGGGGCATGGACCAGAGTGTTAGAGACGAGGAAGGGAAGCATAAGGAGACGGGAGTGCGGGAACTTGCACCGTTTCTATACCGAGGAGAAAGTCCTTGGCCCTTCAAATACAGTATTACCACAGGAGAAGTTAAATGACGACAGGAATTGAAGAGTTGAAGTTGCCCGTAGTTAAGAAGGGTCGCGGCCTTGGCAAGAAGCCAGCCCTGATCTGCACCAGCCTACGGCTTTCGAGAGAAGTAATGGACTACTACAAGCAGTTCGAGAATCAGCAAGTGAAGATGCGGCAAGTTCTGACGGACCACTATCTGAACGAGCAAGCCCTAACAAAGTTAGGTTTCAACCACGTAACCATTAGCGAAGGAGAAGAGTATGTTGGCTAACCAGAAGAAGGATGAGATCAGGGCGTTCCTCAAGGAGAGCCCGCACATCAGTTTGCAGAACGTAGCGTTGCTGTATGACGTTACGTATGCGCAGGTATACGTACTCAACCGTGAGGTCCACGGCGTCAAGCCGAGGGTCAAGAAGAAGCCAGCGGTCAAGGCTAAGGCCAAGAAGAAGTACCCGAGCAAACTCGGCGCTGCCGTCAAGAAACTTACCGACCAGATCGACAGCGAACCACAACTGCTTCCACCTGCGCCAGTAATGGATTACGGGCCTGACATGGTGAACCAGCCACCGCACTACACGTATGGCGGCATCGAGACTATCGACTTCATCGAGGCCAAGGACTTGAACTACAACTTGGGCAATGTGGTTAAGTACGTAACCCGTAGCGGACACAAGGGTACGCGCATCGAGGACCTCAAGAAGGCCGTGTGGTACTTGGAGCGCGAGATCAACGCACTGCTAGGTTCCTAACAAAGTTAGACGGTGGAGCCACCTGACCGGATCAACAGGTGGTACTTATGGAGATAAAACCCATGAAAGACGTAATCGAAAAGGCCATCGCGGAGTTGACCAAGAAGTCAAGCGAGGCGAAAGAGGCTCACCATGCAATGAGTTTTGCACAGGCTGCGCTTAATCTGGCACACGCCCTCAAGACAATAAGTTAGGGTTTCCTCCCCCACTAAGCCACCTTCGGGTGGCTTTTTTTCGTCTTGACTTTGTAAAGGGTTGTGGTAGGATCATGGCTTGAAAACTACTGGGAGGATGAAGTGTCATATGTAGCGTTTGGAGATGCGCCCCTAGTCATAAGGGATGGGCAACTGATATGCCCCGGCTGCAACGGTGAGTGGATACATCAGCGCAATACCACGGTCTTTGCTAGAGAAGAAGGCGACGATTTAACAACTGTCCTCACTCAAAATGGCACAGATGGGCAAATAGTTAAGTTCCCATCTGGAGACACATGCAACCCTAGCCCACGTAGGCAGGGGATCATCGTCGAGTTCGAGTGTGAGAATTGTCATTACGACTCCCCCCTACCGCAATTCCGTCTGGCAATAATCCAGCACAAGGGGAACACATACGTGGAGTGGCTAAATGCCACGTGGGGTGGCTAAATGGCAGCAACACCTGAGGCCAAGGTCAAGGCCAAGATCAAAGACATTCTCAAGGCACACAACGCCTACTACACCATGCCCATAGGTTCGGGCTACGGCTACGCAGGAGCCCCCGATTTCCTCTGCTGCATCAACGGCCAGTTCCTTGCTATCGAAGCCAAGGCTGGCAACAACAAGCCGACTGCGTTGCAGACGCAGAACCTACTCAGGATCAAGAACGCTGGCGGGATAGCGATGGTAGTCAACGAGGAGAACATTGAGGACCTCAAGGCAATTATTGAGAATTATTCCAAGGGGGTAATTTGATGGCTATCTCTCGCGCAGAAATACTTAGAGAGTTGATCCCCGGCCTTCAAGCATTGTTTGGCAGTGAGTACGCCCCTTACGCTGAATTTTCTCAGTACGTCAAGCGCCTTCGCCCCGATGGATACCGGATATACCGATGGGACTTTTCGTGCGGTAAAAAAGTAAGTAGCACAACGCTAGCCCGAGGGCTGAGTAAGGATGCCGCCATTGGGATGATGAAGTTACTAGCAGAACCAAAATGCACAGTAGAACCGAAATGATCCTGACAGTCGATTTTGAAACTTTCTACTCGCAGGAGTTCAGCCTGTCGAAGATAACCACGGAGGAGTACATTCGTTCCCCCGAGTTCGAGGTTATAGGTGTTGCAGTACAGGTAGACGATGGGGAGCCCGAGTGGTTCAGCGGCGATGCGTTGCAGACCCATGCGTTCCTGAGTAGGTTCGACTGGGGTAACTCCACAGCGGTAGCGCACAACGCTGTGTTCGACGGGGCTATCCTTAATTGGTTGTACGGAATAAAGCCTAAGGGATGGGTGGACACGCTCAGCATGGCCCGTGCTCTCCACGGTACTGAAGTAGGCGGTAGTCTCAAGGTGCTAGCCGAGCACTACAAGTTGGGCGTGAAGGGCACGGAGGTAGTCGATGCCCTTGGACTGAGGCGTGAGCAGTTCGGTGCTGAGCAACTAGCGCAGTATGGCGAGTACTGCAAGAACGATGTGGCCCTGACTTGGAAGTTGTACAAGGCGATGGGCGATTTCCCCGAGGTGGAGTTGCGCCTGATTGATATCACGCTGCGTATGTTCACCGAGCCCGTGTTGCAGTTGGACAGGTTGGCGTTGGGCGAGCACCTTCTCCGTGTGCAAGCCCGCAAACTCGAACTCCTTGGCGAGTTCGACAAAGACATTCTAATGAGCAACCCCAAGTTTGCAGGGGCGCTAACAGAGTTAGGGGTCACTCCTCCTATGAAGGTAAGCCCAGCGAACGGCAAGCAGACCTACGCCTTCTCCAAGTCTGACGAGGAGTTCACGGCGCTACTCGACCACGACAATCTGAGGGTGCAAGCCCTTGTCGCTGCGCGTCTAGGTACTAAGTCCACCCTTGAAGAGACACGAACCGAGAGGCTGATCGGGACCGCTGAACGAGGTCCTCTGCCAGTTCCTCTGCGGTACTACGCTGCCCATACTGGGCGATGGGGTGGCGACGACAAGTTGAACCTACAAAACCTACCACGGGGTTCGCTGCTCAAGAAGTGCATCATCGCGCCGCTGGGCTACTACATCCTCGACTCAGACTCTTCCCAGATTGAAGCGCGTACGCTGGCGTGGCTAGCGGGACAGACTGATCTGGTCGAAGCGTTTGATCGGGGCGAGGATGTGTACCGCATTATGGCTGCTCGCATATACAACAAGGCCGAAGCAGACATCACGAAGGAAGAACGCTTTGTGGGTAAGACCACCATCCTTGGCGCAGGGTACGGAATGGGTCCTGATAGATTCCAAGTACAACTAAAGACGTTCGGCGTAACCATTGACTCGAAGGAGTGCAAGCGGATCATATCCACGTACCGAAAGACGTACGAGCGCATACCAGAGTTGTGGGCCGAAGCGGGTAAGGCTATAGACGCCATCATGGAAGGCAAACACGCCACTCTTGGGGTGAACAAAGCACTGAACGTAGACGGCAAGAAGGGCATCCTTTTGCCCAACGGCTTACGCCTCAAGTACCCCAACCTACGCAAGCATCAGGACGACGATGGCGATACTGAAACTGTGTACGACACGAAGAAAGGGAAAGCCACTATCCTCACGCGCATTTATGGGGGTAAGGTCGTAGAGAACGTGTGCCAAGCACTCGCTCGAATTATCATTGGCGACCAGATGCTCATCGTCAACAAGAAGTACCGTGTTGTGATGACTGTGCATGACGCCATTGCGTGTGTAGTGCCAGAGGAAGAGATACATACAGCCAAAGAGTACATCGAATTGTGTATGAGATTACGCCCATCGTGGGCGATGGATTTACCCCTAAATTGTGAGGCTGGATATGGAGAAAGTTACGGCGATTGTTGACTACGCTTACCCCTGCATGATGGCAGAGAAGGGTTTGCGTAAAGTGCATGACGCAATGTTGAACAATGATTTTGATACCGCTATAGAGGCTGCTATACAGGCTTTAGTAGATACAAAGTTGATGGTCAATGCGATCAAAGACATGAAGGATATGCAAGAGAATTTGAGGCCCGTATGAAGCCAATCGTTTGGTCGTTCAGTAGTCTGAAAACATTCCAACAGTGCCCTAAAAAGTACTACCACACCAAGGTAGCGAAGGACATTGTTGAACCAGATACGGTAGCAACCCTATACGGGAAGTCTGCCCATACCGCCGCAGAAGATTTCATTCGAGACAGCAAGCCAATCGAGCCCAAGTTCGACTACATGAAGTCCACGCTTGATGAGTTGGCAAAGATTCCCGGCGAGAAGTTGGTCGAGGTCAAGTTAGGGCTGACGAAAGACTTGAAAGCCTGTGACTTCAACGCGCCAGACGTATGGTGGCATGGCATCGCCGACTTGGTTGTGCTGGACCATGAACGGCAGTTGGCCTACTCGGTGGACTACAAGACCAGCAAGAGCGCACGGTATGCGGACGTTAAGCAGTTGGACCTTGTGGCGGTGGGTATCTTCGCCAAGTTCCCTAACATTGTTAGAGTGAAGTCTGCTTTGATATTTGTAGTGAGCAAAGAGTTTGTGAGGGCTGAGCACCATGTAGGCATGATTCACAAGTACATGGAGAAGCCAGCACAAGATGTGGCGCGGATCGAGCAAGCGTATGAGTCGGGGGTTTGGAATCCAGTCCAAGGCCCGTTGTGTAAGTTCTGCTCTGTTTCCTCGTGTATGTACAACCGCAACTAGGAGAAGCGGATGGTCCCAAAGGAGATGTGGATGATCCCCAAGGAGATGTGTAGCGGCACGTGCGGTGGCAAACGGGAAAACTGTCCTGCGCCACAAGCGTGTGGGTGGCCTGACCCAGAGGGCGACGATAAAGGTTTTTTAGACACAATCGTATTCGTATTAGCGGTGGTAAGTTTAGTCGTACTTTGTTTTGGAGTAATGATATGGCTTTGATTTGGCGATGCGCTACCCAAGCAGCGAAAGACTCTATGCGTAACCGAGTACCGATTCAGGACATTTTGAAAACTACGGGTACGGGATGGGAAATACCCGAGGGGTTCGAGCCGCCAGAAGACCTGACGGCCAAGGAATTGGCAACGTGGGTGCGCGAGGTTGCTAGGCCATGCGTACCTTAGTCTTTGTCTCAACCTTAGTGCTGTGGCTGTACGCTTGTTCGCAGCCACCTGAAGCCGTACCCGACGACGATCTGTTCGAGTGCGATTTTAGTAAAGACGGGAAGTTTCTCGTCTGCCATGAACGCAAGCGAACTGAAACGGCGAGGAAATAATGGTGAAAACTATTGGGTTCACGCGCATCTGTTGGGTGTGCAATCAAAAGAAGGTCGCGCTGGGCGGCACGTTCAACCCCCACCGGAAGTTATGGAAGTGCGCTGGTTGTTCTGGCAATACTACGAAATGGAATATGGAAGATTTGTATAAAACTAGGTGGCACAAAGGAAAACCCCCCAGTATCGGCTGGTGGCCGACCCAAGGCTCATGCTACCGCTGGTGGGATGGCGAGGTATGGAGTTGGCCCGCCTTCGCCCATGAGCCAGCCGAGAAAGCCGCGCACTGGGCGACTAAAAAAGATGTTGGGCGCAGAGACATCGAATGGACTGACCGCCCTAAAAATTGGCCTCAAAGGAGTTTGACATGAGTGACCTACGCAAAGCAGCGCAAGAACTGCTGGATTCTTGGGATATGCCTTTTAACTTTCACCCAGCAGCACATCGCTTTGAAAAACTCCGCGCTGCCCTCGCGCAGCCTGAGCAGGAGCCCTATCCGCTGCCTGAATCTCTTTATTTAGACAGCAAAGACTGGGTTGCCTCTGACTACGCTGGTCGCGTGGAGTGGTTGCACTTTATGTACGAGTCAAAGAAACGCGAGGTTGAGCAGTTAGAGACAGTGCAGCCTGAGCGCAAGCCGCTGACGGAAGAGGAGATCTGCAAACTCTTTGGGTATGACAACCAGTACGGTGTTGTGCCGGGGTACGCAATATCTTTTGTCCGTGCCGTTGAGAAGGCGCATGGGATTGGGGGTGAGCATGAGTGACCAAAAGCCTGTGGCATGGGATGAGCCTGTGGCGTGGCTCCGTCAACGTGACAACACGCTGGCGTTAAGTGATGGCGGAGTTTTTGGTGATGACTGGACGCCTCTCTACACCGCCCCGCCCCAGCGCAAGCCGCTGACGCCAGAAGAAATTTTGGCACTCTTTGACTCACACAACGTGTACGGCAGTAAGTGGGTCGAGTTTGCCAGAGCCATCGAGAAGGCGCATGGGATAGGAGAAAACAAATGAAAGAAGATGAGCACGTTGGTCAATACCTAATACCGTATTGGTTGCGCGATGAGGACGATGAAAAGGAACCGGACATGAAACCAGACAGCCCAGCAGAAATTCTCCTGCGCTTGTACGCTTGCAAGAGCGATCTGGCAGCAGACGCAGCGGCAGAGATCATTCGGCTGCGCCAAGCACTACGCTGGCAGCAGGACCGGGAAGGTAGAATTGGAACGCATGGCCCCGACTGCTATACGTTCGGGTATAACCATTACGAGTGCGCCCTCCGCAGGATCAAGTTGCTGGAGGAGGATCATAGGTTTGCACAGGCACTAGGCCCGTGCGGTAAATAACGGAGTCATCATGCCCTACGTCAACAAGCCCCGCCCATACAAAAAAGAGTACGCACAACAAGTCGCTAGGGGCGAAGGCCCCACACGAGCGAAGCGTGAAAGTGCTCGAAATGAAATGGATAAAAAAGGGATTGACCGCACGGGCAAAGACATAGATCATTCGATCCCACTGTCAAAAGGTGGGAGCAACGCCCCGAGCAACCTAAAGCTGAAAGCACCGAGCGCGAACCGTTCGTTCAGCAGGAATTCGGATCACACCGTGAAAGTCAACAAGCCTAAAAAATGAACCTATCAGAGTACAAGTGGCCCCGTCCGCACGGGTTCACACCGTTCGATCATCAGAAAGTTACATCAGAATTCCTCATCGCCAACCGTAAGGCGTTCTGCTTCAACGAGCAGGGTACGGGTAAGACAGCATCAGTGATTTGGTCAGTGGACTATTTGATGCAAGTAGGGTTAGTGAAGCGTGTGTTAGTGATCTGCCCGCTGTCAATCATGAAGTCAGCATGGCAGAACGATCTGTTCAAGTTCGCGTTGCACCGCAGCGTTGCGGTTGCTTATGGTTCGGCTAAGAAGCGTAAAGAGATCATCGACTCCGGTGCAGAGTTCGTCATCATCAATTTCGATGGTGTGGGCATCGTGAAGGAAGAGATCATGGCTGGCGGGTTCGATCTTGTCGTAGTAGATGAAGCATCAGCGTATAAGAACGCACAGACAACTAGATGGAAGACCCTTCGTGACATTATGAAGGTGGTCAAGGGGCTGTGGATGTTGACGGGTACTCCCGCTGCCCAGTCCCCCGTAGACGCATACGGGTTAGCCAAGTTGGTTAACCCTAAGTCAGTTGCCCCGTTCTTGGGGCAGTTCCGCGACACCGTGATGTTCAAGGTGAGCGACTATCGGTACATCCCCAGACCCGAAGCGAAGCACATAGTCCACAAGATTCTGCAGCCAGCGATTCGGTTTGAGAAGGCCCAGTGCCTAGACCTCCCACCAGTTATCCACGTGGATCGGGATGCCCCGCTCACTTCACAGCAGTCTGCGTACTACAAGACGCTCAAGAAGGAGATGTGGTTCGAGGCGGCTGGGGAAGAAATCTCTGCCGTCAACGCTGCGGTGAAGATCAACAAACTACTGCAGATTTCCAGCGGAGCGGTCTACACCGACAACAAGAGCGTCATTGAGTTCGACGTAAGCAACAGGCTTAACGTAGTACAGGAAGTGATTGAGGAAGCAAGTCACAAGGTGCTTGTGTTCGTTCCGTTCACGCACACCATAGAACTACTGAAGAACCACTTAGTCAAGAACAACATCAGTTGCGAAGTCATCAACGGTTCGGTATCGGTCAACAAGCGATCTGAGATCGTGAAGATGTTCCAAGAGAACGAGTCCCCACGGGTGCTCATCATCCAACCGCAAGCAGCCTCCCACGGGCTAACACTGACGGCAGCGAACACAATCATTTGGTACGCTCCGTGTTCTAGTGTGGAAACGTACCTTCAAGCCAACGCACGTATTGACCGCCCCGGTCAGGTCAACAACATGACCATCGTGCATATATCGGGCTCTCCGGTTGAGGCTAGGATGTACGCCCTTCTGCGTAACAACGTAGACAACCACCAGCATGTGATTGATCTTTACCGCCAAGAAATTTCTGACGAGTCCGTAGAAATCGCTTGACAATGTAAAGAGTCTTGCTAAGATAGACCTCCCGTAACAAAGTTAGGAGATTAGGATGAACGAAGAAGTTCAGGCAGAGCCATCTGTGCCTGTAGACAAGCTGGCCGAGGCTTACATCAAGATAAGAGATGCCAAGGACATGCTGACAGGCAAGTACAAGGCAGAGTGCGCCGAGATGGACGCACAGATGGATGTTCTGGAAGGGGCGATGCTTGACACGTGCAAGTACTTAAACGCCGACAGCATCCGCACACAACACGGCACAGTCATTCGCTCGATCAAGTCTAAGTACTGGACGGGCGACTGGGATTCGATGTATCAGTTCATCCGTGAGCATGATGCGTTCGGCCTGTTGGAGAAGAGACTTCATCAAACCAATATGAAGGAGTTCCTCTCTGAGAATCCAGATTCATTCCCGATGGGGATGAACGTAGAAAACTCGTACACCATTGTTGTTAGACGCGCAAAAGGAAACTGAAAATGAGCAACCTCACTATTTTGAATCAAGACCTCCCCGACTTCCTGCAGAACGCTGGCATCAGCGAACTGACCAAGCAGATTGCTGGCAAGGGTGGCGTAAAGCGTATCGTCCCCAAGAACGGCATCTTCCGCAAGATGGTCGGTGGCGAAGAGATGGGCAAGGTCAAGGGTGCTATTAACGTGGTCATCGTTAACGCCTCGCCTAAGGTTGGTCGTATCTTCTACGCTAAGCAGTGGACTCCCGACGCCGAGCCGACTTCGCCAGATTGCTTCTCGAACGATGGCAATGCGCCTGACGCTGGTGCTGCTAACCCACAGTCGGATCGTTGCGACACTTGCCAGCAGAACATCAAGGGTTCGGGCATGGCGAACTCCAAGGCTTGCCGCTACTCGCGCCGACTGGCTGTGATGTTGGAGGAGAACTTCAACTCCGCACTTGAGAACGATGTGTACCAGATGAATCTGGCCTCGAAGTCTTTGTTCGGCGACAGCCCTTCCGACAAGACGCACAAGTTCGAGAACTACTCGAAGTACCTCGCCAACAACGGCAAGAGCTTGGACTACGTGGTTACGGAGATCAGCTTCAACGAGGACAACGACAACCAGTCGGTGATGTTCACTGCCACTAGGTTCATCAACAAGGCTGAACACACTATCACCAGCAAGCACTCTGCTCTGCCCGAGACGAAGAAGATGGTGATGATGACCCCGTATCAAGCGGATGTGTCTGGCAAGAACTCTCCGGCGGTAGCCCCTGCCCCTGCGTTGGCAGCACCAAAAGCCAAAGACGTTGAGGATGCTGTTGAAGTCGAGCCTAAGAAGCGCGAAGTCAAGAAGACTGAAACCCCCACACCTACTCCCAAGGTCGCTCTTGACTCGGTAGTTAAGGCGTGGACGGACGAGGAATAAGCATGAGCTATGGTTACAGCCAGAACTTAGTTGAAGCTAATAGACAAGCGGATGCTGAGTCTCTGGGCGTAGCCTTGGGCAGAACGTGCATTGATAGCGGTGTTTCCGTCAAACAGATTGCCCTCGAACTGGGGGTAAGCCGAATGACGATCTACAACTGGTTTTGGGGGATAAATACCCCCGCTCCACCACACCATGACCGCATCAAGCAATTCATAGAGTGCCACAAGAAACGCAAATAATATGTCCACATTCGATCTGCTCGACGCCGTACTGCCCCCCGAGGGACGGTTCTGCGCATTGGGGATAGGTCGATACGTAGATCAGCACTTTGTAGAAACTAGAGAAGAGGTTACCAAGTTAGCCCAGCGTTTCGTTAAGGGGAAGTTCGATGCGTTCTTCGGATGCGCTAAGTACGGACCTCTCAATAATAGAGAACACAAAAATGCTATCTACTTCCGAGCCCTATGGGTGGACATCGACTGTGGGCCTAGCAAGGCTGAACCAGACGAGAAGGGTAGGGTCAAGGGCTACATCGACCAATCCACTGGATTAGCCGAGCTTCAGAAGTTTTGCAAAGCGGTAGGTCTACCGCGACCCATCTTAGTAAGTTCCGGTTACGGGATACACGCTTACTGGCTACTCGACAGCACGATTGAGCAATGGCAATGGAAGCCTCTTGCCGAGCGGCTCCGAGAATTGTGCAACGAGCACCAACTGATTGTTGATGCGTCAGTATTTGAACCATCGCGTGTACTACGTATTCCGGGTACGTTTAACTTCAAAAACGGAGAAACAAAAGAAGTAGTAGTTCTGAACGAGGAGACTCTGCGCATGAGTTATGCGCAGGTTCAAGGCATCCTCTCTTCAGAACCACCTAAGCCAGTAGAGGAAAGACCAGCCTTCGTCCCGGCGATGAGCCCGATGATGGAAGCGTTACTTGCCAACAAGATCAAACGCTTCAAGACCATCATGCTGAAGACGGTTAACGGAGTCGGCTGTAATCAACTACTGCACTGCTATGAGAACCAAGCATCTATCGAGGAACCACTCTGGCGATCTGCGCTATCAATCACCGCCTTCTGCGTAGACAAGGACACGGCATCTCACAAGATGTCTAACCAGCATCCCGAGTACAACCCAGCAGAGGTAGACGGGAAGGTAGCGCACCTAGTGGCGAAGGGTGGTCCACACCATTGCGCTACGTTCGAGAAGCAGAACCCGACAGGCTGCGACGGCTGCACACATAAAGGCAGCATCAAGTCTCCGATCATGCTTGGCGTTGAGATTGCCGAGGCTACAGAAGAAGATAACGAAGTAAAGGTAGAGACTGAGGAGGGGGTTCAGACGGTAACCATACCCGAGTACCCATTCCCATTCTTCAGGGGTAAGAACGGCGGCATCTACATAAAGCCGGGGACTGATGAGGAAGATGGCCCAAAGCTCGTATACGAACATGACCTGTATGTGGTCAAACGGATGAGGGACCCTGAGATGGGGGAGGTTGCGCTGTTCAGGCTGCACTTGCCCCACGATGGGATTAAAGAATTCGCTATCTCTACCGCTGTGATTTCTTCCAAGGATGAACTCCGAAAGATGCTAGCGCAGCAGGGTGTAGTAGCACACCCGAAGCAGTACGAAACCCTAGCCTCTTTCGTTGTTATGTGCATCAAGAACCTACAGCATGAGAAGAAAGCCGACACTATGAGAACACAATTTGGTTGGGTAGACAACGACAGCAAGTTCATCTTGGGGGATAAAGAGATCACCAAGGATGGCATTTTCTACAGCCCCCCTACGCTAGCCACCGAGCCGTACGTAGAGAAGATTCACACGAAGGGGAGCATGGCGAAGTGGAGAGAAGTCTTCGATCTGTATGGGTTGCCGGGGATGGAGGCTCAAGCCTTCGGTGCGCTCACCGCCTTTGGCTCTCCGTTGTTCAAGTTCACGGGATTGGATGGGGCTGCGATCAACTTGATCTATGAGTTCGCTGGTTCTGGTAAGTCCACAGTTCTGCGTATGTGCAACAGCGTCTACGGTATGCCAAAGGAGCTAATGGCTACAGCAGCAGATACAGTCAACGCCAAGGTGCAGCAGATGGGGGTGCTGAACAACATCCCTAATACTGTTGATGAAATCACCAACATGAAGCCGCTGGAGTCCTCGGACTTGCTCTATGCAATCTCCCAAGGGCGGGGCAAGAACCGTATGCGCGGGTCTGTGAACCAGATGCGGACCAACAACACCAAGTGGCAGAGCATGACCCTATGTTCATCTAACTCCAGCATCTACGAGAAACTGAGCGCACTGAAGAGTTCACCCGATGGAGAGTCCGTTCGGTTGATCGAATACCGGATCGAGCCCAGCGACATCATCAGTGTGGCGCACGGTAAAGAGATGTTCGACCACCAACTGAACGAGAACTACGGTCACGCAGCGCCTATCTACATCCAGTGGCTAGTGAACAATCTGGAAGAGGCAAAGCAGTTGCTGGCTAAGGTACAGGCTAGGCTAGACCATGACCTTCAACTTACTTCCCGTGAGCGGTTTTGGTCTGCGGAAACGGCTTGTAATATCGCGGGTGGGCTTATCGCCAAGGGCTTGGACCTTCATGGCTTTGATATGAAGGCCATATACGCATGGACATTAACTATGGTTACGGGCATACGTGGCGACGTTAAGCCACCGCAGTCCAACCCAATAGCCACCCTCGGCGAGTTCATCAACGAGCACATCAACAACACCCTTGTTGTCAGCGGGAATGGGGATGCAAGAAGTGGGATGAACGCTTTGCCGACGCTAGAGCCACGTGGGGAGCTACTGATTCGCTACGAGCCAGATACCAAGATGCTTTTTGTAGTAGCCAAGCAGTTCAAAGAGTACTGCGTAAATCAGCAGACTAACTACAGCAAGCTGCTGAATGAACTAGAAGCCCTTGGGGTCTACCAAAAGTCCGAGAACAAACGAATGTCTAAGGGCATGAAGGTGAACTCGCCAGCAGTTCGTGTGCTGTGGTTCGATGCGTCTACGTCAGACTTTATCCAAGTGGATTCTTTGCTAGCCGCAGATGAAAATCGAGACAGTCTCGTATCGGATTGATTGGGCTAAGTTTAGGAAAGGGTACTCGTTCTTCGTACCCTGCATAGACCATGAGGAGGCTAGGAAGTCCTTAGCCAAGATAATGAAGCGCCTGAAGATGTCCATAGTCACCAGAGTCGTGGTGGAGGAGGGCATCAAGGGCTTGCGGGTCTGGAGAGTCTAGGCTAGAGTAGAGCCCTCCTTTGTTCAGTTACGCCCCGCCTTGAGCGGGGCTTTTTTTCGCTTACTTTTCTTTGGCTTCCCTGACCGCTTGCCTAGCTGCTGATTCTCTGGCTACACGTTCTTTCAGGTTGTCTACGGCTTCACCCACTAGACGCAGATTCTTTTCGTATGTCTTAGGGTTCATGCCCAACTGCGATGAGTACTTTACTTCAAGGTCTGCTATAACCATATCGTATACAGCCTCTGGTTCCATAGCGTATTCTGGGTAGTCCATATTGAACTTGACCACGCTATCTTGCAGTATCCCGCTAAGCGCATCAAAATCACCTTTACGCGCTTGGAACTTGATACGTCTTTCTAGTAGGTCTTTCTTGTTAACGATGCTTTGCGCTTCACCGTTTAGTTTACCTATTACGTCAGCAACTCTAACTTCTGTAGCGGTACGAAGCCCCAAATTCCTCATCGCTAACATGCCCGCACTTACTTCCTCTGGATCAACAATAGGGTTACGAGCAGCGTCAACAATACCTTCTTCTTCAATACGTTGAGCCGCTAGGATATTTCTTACGTTGGCTGGGGCTATGCGTTCTTGCATCTTTTGAATGTCACCGACTTGGTACGCATCATACGCATCGGCAAAGGCTAGTGCCATGCTAAGTGAGGGCATAACCTCCATGAGCATTTGGGTGATCCCATCCCGTGCGCTTTTTGCCTCTTTCATGTCCCGCCCAGATATATCAGCTAAGCCGATACGTTCTGCAACACCAAATCCTGTAAAAGCGTTTATCGGCCCAGAGTCTATTATCTGAGACAGGGGTACACCACCAATCAATGTATCCCCAAACTTCTCGGGTAGGTACACCTCTCGGAACCATGTCTTAGCGTCCATGTCTTTTAGTTCTTGGGGCCAGTCTTCATCTTCCTCGAAAAGTTTAAGCGCACCACCTACAGCCCCTATCATGTAACCGAAGAAGGGGAGTCCAGCTAACCCCGTCACACTGCCGACTGTCAGGAACGTGCCGAAGAACTTTATGGCTGCGGCTTGCTTACCCTCTTTACCAAAGAAGCCAAACATTTTGGCGAAGTTAGTTATCAGCCCCAGCACTGTGTGCAGTTGGAACATCCTGAACTGAAACGCCACCTTCCCAAGACCACGCTGAGTCCATCGTGGGCGGTTAGTTACATCGTAGTTTCCAAGAGATTCGTTGACATCCTTTACGGCTTGATTGATCGCCGCATCGTGGTCTAGCCCTCGCTTAATACCTAACCGATACGACGCAAGGTACACAATTTCACGAGTAACTCGCTCGGTGTTGTGCATCAGGCTGGAGGTAAGCAGCTTGCACCACACTGCTGCAATATGCCCTGCCTTACCCGGAACAGTAGCCGAGGTACGGGTGTCAATGTTTTGGTTCCCATACGCTAGGCTAGCGTATGTAGATTGAGTAACTCCCCTAGTTACCATCTGCTCTATAGCATCCCGCTCCCGCGCTGGCAATTTTTTATTGTTCGCAAGGCTTGGAGCCACATATGAATGTGTGCCGTCTTTGTTAGTACGCATGACCCCAAACTGCCCAACGAGTTTGGACAGCCTAGCAAGTTCGTAAGCCGCGCCGCTAACATTGTTATGGTTAGCCCCAAGAATCGGGAACGCCGCTATGTATATGCTGGCTGGCTGTATGAGTGCAGATATAGGCCCAGACAGGAAATATATGTACGAGGCTTTATTAAGCGCACCAGCAATAGACTCCCCTAGCCCGCCGCCCTCGCCAGACATAGCCATGTCCACTCGTTTCTCCGCTTCGATAACGAACGGAGACATATTAGGCCGACCCTCTACCGCATCACGTGCAGCAGAAAGGGAGTTACGAAGAAGTGGAGCGTACTTTAGTCGAGCCAACTGCATGGAAGTTCTCGATGCAGTAGTAGCCATATTACGGAGCAAGTCAGGGCTGAATCCGGTTTTGTCCGCACGGTGGATAAACTGATTGCGGAAAGACTGTTCAGGCATCGTGTTCAGGTAGACCTGATAGATGGCATCCTTCAACGACTCTTTACCTTGCTCTGACCCAAAGTTCTCTTGGTCGATAGCATCAAAGATTTTGGTCAGCATCTCGCTGGTCTTGTACGTCTTAATCCGTAGCTGCGATATACCTTCACCAGAACTTATCTTGGCGTTAGGGTTATCGTTAATCATGTCCGCTTTGGCGTTATCCCTGTCGCCGATAGTCTCGTACATGTAAAACTGTGTGTGAAGTTTTGCCCCCTTCATCTCATCTACACGCAGGAAGAAATCTCCTCGGCGAACCAACGGGAAGAACGGACGGATACGTGCGTCTGCTTCAAACGTCTTACGCAGCACATTGATGAGGTTCTCTTTAGCCTCAGACGACATCCCCGGCAGTTGCTGGATTTGCGCATCGAGCAAGTCCGAGTACAACTTAATCATCTTGTCGTAGTGCGCTTTGATGTTCTTGTACATCTGCTGGCCCTTGGGGCCAATCGTCTTGTACATTTGGTCAAGCCTACGCGCATCAGAGAGGTCTTGTTCGCTTCGCCCCTTTAGTGGAGTAGAAGCAGGGTCTGACGGGTCATACCGCAGCAAGGTGGAGCCGTAGGTCAAATCCTCAAACTTCTTGCGGTACGCTTTAGGGTTCGTTAACAGCGGGTTAAGCTCTCTCTGCAGTTCACCAAGCACTTCTTGGGTTTCTGCAAGTAGGGATTGTGAGAACCCGTGCATCTCCTGCAGTTGCACAGCAGCATCATCAATAGCCTTGATGCCAGACCAGTCGGCGAGGAACGTAAACGTAGGCTGCGCTACCAATGCCTCAATAGACCCATAGGACATGTTTGCCCAATTACGATCAACCAACCTACGGAGGGTGGGTATCGAAGTCTGGGGGTTACCTGATTGCAGGGCATCTGCGATTTCTGGCCCTTCTTCACCCAGCCGACTCTTACGCAGCTTCTCAAATATGCTGACGCCAGAGTCCCCATCATCCGCGAGTTCTTTCTCAGCATCGGGGGGAGGAGGGGGAGGAGGGGGAGGAGGGGGAGGGGGTGGAGGGGGTGGAGGAGGTAAGGAAGAAGGAGGGAGTGGGGGTGGGGCTACTTGTGGGGCTGCTGCTGGGGGAACAGCGGGGGCTGCTTGTCCTTGCGCTTCTGTTTGCTGGGCTTCAGGGGTTTTAGTGCCACTTGCGGTTTCCTCAGTAGTGGTTGTGGTGGGTTGTTCTGGCGGCTTACCGTTCAGCGGTAGCTCCATTTGAAGGACTTCTGTTGCAGGTTTTACTTCAGTGATACTAGAGCCAAAGTGGATGCCACTACCATCATCGCCGACAGGACTTTCACTTGACCAAATCTCAACAGGCTGAAACCCTAGACGGGGTTCTTTACTATAGTTCACAGAAGTTAGTACCGTACCAGCCTTCTTGGGGCCATAGTCTTCGGTAAGAACTACGTTGGCTTTGTTCGTAGGTTGACCCTGTTCGTCAACACCACGGACTAGCTTAGTCCCCATATCGGGGTTCTGCAGAAAACCGCCGATTTGATCTGCAACAGCGGGCGTGAGGAAAATGGTACGACCCGAAGTAGGCTGCACACCAGTAGAGGTATCAGTATGCCCTTCACCACTACGATTTCTCGTAGTAGTCCCATCATTGTGGAAGGCATAGGTAGACCCACGCTTTGTGCGGAATACAGCCGTGGTATTAGGTAAGGCAGCTACGCTAGCCAGATCAGGAGCTACTGAAGCGGGTACATTTCCTTCTCCTGCTGCAGCCCCTCCAGCATCTTCTGCACTAGGAACCACTCCACTTGGCTCAACTCCTGCAACTCCCTCGGCGGGGCTAGCCGCTCCGGGCTCGCTAACCACAGGAACGCTTGCTCCAGTTGGCTCAGGGATAGCTCCGCTAGGACTAGCGGGTGGCCCTTCTGTTGGCGTAGTTGGCGTAGTCGGCGGAATTGGCGCATCTTGTGCCTCTAAAGTAGGTTCAATTCGTTCATCGGGGGCTACTGCGTCCGGGGCTACTGCTTTTGGTGCAAGCGCCTCTTTTGCTCCTTGAACCGTAGCACCGAGTCCTCCACCAACTAAAGCAGCTTCCGCACCGCGAGTTAACGCTTCCTCGGCACTAAGTCCCTTCTTCGTACCCGCAGCTTCTGCTAGATACGATAACTCTTCTTGTGCGACTTCCGTGCCCGCCTGAACACTTGTTTCTTTCGCTATGCGTCCAGTTTTTGTAGTCCCAGTAGTAGGTTTAAACAACCCCTTAGTAGCAAACCGTTCAAGCGTACCTTCGGCGATTGCCGCACCTGCTGCTGCGGTCACATCCCCAACAGTAGCTTCATCCAGTGTTTTCCCATCGTTCTTAACCCGCTCATCCAAGATTTCTTTTGTCCGCGCCACGATGTATGCGGGTAGAACCCCCACTGCTGCCACCATATCGGGGGAGGATGTTATTACGCGCTCTGCGATAAACGGGACGGCTTTAAGCGGATTAGAGCCTAACTCTTTAAGTTGTGTGCTTGGCTGATACCCAATGCTATCGCTAGCATTTTGTAAAAACTTAGACAAGTCAAATAGAGGTTGTAGTTGTTTCTTGTTCTTAATATCTTCTGGGCTTATGCCTGACAATGGCATAGCCAATTCCAGCTTATCGCCAAGGCGTTCGGCAGATTCCGCTACAGCCCCTACCCCAGCCCCAGCTAAAGACGCAGCGCGGCTAATCGCCCCCATAAATGGGTTCGCTGTAGTTTTTTGTTCTGGTGCTGTAGCGGCAGGGGTAGCGGGGGCATCCTCAGTCAACCACTCATTACCGACTAGAAAAGCCTTTGCCCCTGCTGCGTTCGTTGCGGATTGGAGGATTGGTTGCCATTCCCCATTAACTAAGGCAACTCGCTCTCCAGTTTCTTGATTGGTCGCGGTTTGAATTGCCATAGTAGTTTAGTTTGGTTTGTCTACCTTAAATCCTGCTGGCGGCTCTTTTGACATAGGACCACCGCGAGCAGGTTTAGCGTCGTCTTTAAGTTTGTCTTTCCCATACGGACCCAAGAGTTTCTGCATTATCGCATCTGACATGTCGGCATCTACAAAACTTTGTCTGACTTCATCTACCGTCATGTTGTTATCTTTTGCGAATTTCTCCATACCTTTCGGGCCTATGAACATTTCCTTCGCAGCTACCCGTTTCTTCGCAGCTTCACGTGCAGCCGCAGTCAGCCTATCCGCTCCGTAATCAGAGGTCTTAGATTCTTTCATCGCTTGTTCAGCGGATTCTCGTTGAAGCTCCTGATCTGACCTTTGTTGGTCTTTTGGCAGCTTGGCATTTATCCGCGCCATGTCTTCATACTTAACTCGTTGCAACAGTTCAGCAAGTTTTTCCTTACCAGCGCCACCGCCACCACCGCCGCCCGTAGGACGCATTGGTTTGAACGGAGCCGCCAAAGCTGCAGCACCCGTGATATCCCCTTGAAGTGCAGTGCGTTCCGCTCCGTATGCCGCCAACTCAGCCGCTTTCGCTGCTTTGACAGATTCCCGAGCACCTTTAAGGTCACCCATGCGCTCTTTGCGCTTGGCGTCTTCCATGAGAAATTGGTATTTCTGGAGAGCGTCTTGCTGTTCGGCGACATCTCTAGTCGAAGCGCCGTAAGACTTAGCAAAGGTGGGTAAAGCCCCACTTAAACCACTAGCAAGGTTAGGTCCTTCTAGAAGTTTCCCCGAGGCTTCAAGAAGAGATAGACCTAAACCTGTTTTCTTTTGCTTTTCTAAGTCGGCTTTTCTACCCTCAATGTTTTTACCCATAGCTTCGTATGGGTCAGGTCCAGCCAAATCTTTGAACTCATCAAGTTCAGCCATAACAGCAGCGCGATACTGCTCTTGCGTCATGCCCTTGGGTGGTTGAAGTTCTAACTTCCGCTTCATAGCGGCAAGCCCCATCTGCCCTGCTTTGTTGTATATCTCTGCATTGCCGGGGGAATAGGAACCGCTTACTTGCCCCCCATCCTCAAAAGCAACGATGCCACCGTTAGCCATACCTTCTTGGGTAGGCATTATGTTGTCAACCATGTCTGGAGTAGCCATAGCAGAAATGCTATTAGCTGGGATCGGCTGCTCCGTGGGTGGAGGCATAGCAGAAGTGCTATCCACTGCTTCCCGTTTCTGAATCTCCTCAGCAATGACTCTGATCCTCTCGGGATCATTCATCTGTACAGCAGCAGCGTAAGCCTGTTTCAGTTGGTCAATACTGAGCGTAGGAACAATAGCGGCTACGTTTTCATCGCCCGTGATACCCCCAGCAGCATAAGCCAGACCGCCACGCGCAAACAGTTGACTCGCTCCGTAGGCAGTACCAGCAGTAGCGGCTAGGTTCTGTGCCGTGCTTGGGCCAGCCTTGTACATAGAAGTGGTAGACGAAGAGCCAGACGGCACTGCGCGTAGGAGGTCAGACCTACGCATGATCTGATCCCAGTCGAAATTCTTCTGGTTCATCCAGTCTTGGTAGCCAATGTCAAGACCTCTCTGATTTTGGGCTTGCTGCTGCGCCCCATAGGTATTACGCAGCTTATTGATATCCATGCCTTGCTGGAACTGCTGCCCACCAAGCGTAGACAACACCTGAGCAGCGTTGAGCCCTTGTTCTGCACCGAACTGTCGAGACCGTTCCCGCTCCTGATCTGCTGAGAGACCATACTGTGCGCGATTCTGTGCGTTCTTCATCTGCCGCTCTTGATCCGCGCTAAACATCCCCGCCGCTTGATTGAAAGCGTCACCGTAGCCTCTGGCGTTG